CCGAGGATCAACGGAGCAACCCAATTGTCACGATAAACAACTGTAGGTCCGTAATATGGTCGATGGTGATGATGCCACTGTGCGCTGGCTGTACCTACAACTGCAAATAACGATAATGCTAGTAGTATCTTTTTCATAATAGTCTCCTTAGGCTATACATATATAACGCCTTAGACTAATATTTAGTTTACTTTCCAGCGGCTTCTTTACGTGTGTTCTTAACCGCAGTAACATCGTTACGGGTTTCTTTACACAACTTAGCAAGGTCTTGGCAAGCCTTACGTACACGAGTGCCGGCAGCGCCAACTTCCTTGTCATAGAACTTTTCGAAGTCTGCTTCCATAGCTTCTACGATTTTTGTAAACTCTTGATATTTGTTTGCTGACATAATTGTCTCCTTTTGTTATATTAGTTATTACCAGTGATGTAATGTGTTCGCAATAATGAAGCAACACGTTATTACATGTATGATGACCCAGAAGGTCTTTAAAAACAATGCTATACGTGCTTCTCTTAAAGTAAGTATAGGTATGTCTGGACGATCTTCGTCTGTTTGGCCCATTAAATGACCAGTGGCTCTCGCCCAAACTCTCTCTAAACTGTTCACAGTGGCCCTAATTCTTTCTCTAGCCATTCTTTACATTCTGGCCAATTACGATATAGGTGCGCCTTGCCCCCAGCTTTAATCCATTCTTCATTATTACTTCGTCGGTCGTCAATTAGGATATCGTCTGGATTAGTACACCTAACCCACTTGTCATAACTGTATGGTCCAAAGAACACAGGTATGTGTGGGAAATGCAATCTCGCCCACCACACCTTATCAACAAATGCCCATGGCATATCATTGTTGTGAGGTACTGCGGTTAAAAAGAATAATTCTACATCTGGGTGCTTATCAGTATATTCCGTAACCCAATTAACTAGATCTACTGCTCCTTCCTTTAATGGAAGTTTACTGTACATACGCTGATCGTCTTTAAGTTTATTCCATACTGGTTGAGGAAGGATTTCTCCATCTTTCCACTCGGGTTGTTTAAGGTAGTTGCGAGCGTAGCCCATCCAATCGGCGACGACATCATCCATATCTAAATAAATTTTCATTGATTAAGTTTGTTTGTTAGTTAGCAAATACTGTACCGGCACCGGAAGTAATAGTGTGATCATAATGTCCGTCAGAATCATATTTGTCGCCTATACGACCAACAGCCTTGCCATTAACAAATACGTTGGGACTGTATGTGCTTAGTGCCGGTGCATGATTTATTGGACTGCTTGTACAGGGGTTGCCATCTGGATGTGACACCATAATATCACCTTCACGAACAACTCCAATACCTTCTACAAATACATCTCCACTACCTGCATTGCTTGCTTGGGTAGTTGGAGTATTCCACAACCAAACATTTCGACCGCAAGGAGATCCTCTAGCGCCGTCTGTTGCGGCTACTGAACTGGCTCCACCTTTTTGTGCTATTGCTGGCATAAAAATATTTATGCTAATGCAATTCCGGTAGTTGACTCGAGAAATTGCTTTGCGAATTGTGCATCAGTTGCTTCAGCTACTGTAACCGTAGACTTTTGTAGTTTAACATCAGTGCTAGGATTAACTGTAAACAAGTATGGCATTAAACCTGGACCGTTTTGTCCCATTCCAATTACCATAGGTCTTGATAGTTTGTAATAAACTGGACCATCTTCTACTAGCTTGGCAACAATTTCTTCACCGCTTGTAAGTTTAAGTGTAACTACTTCGCCTTCAGTAATGCCTTTATTGATTAACATTTTTAATTTCCTTATTAGTATCCAGAACCGTTGAATCCGGTTTCGTCAATATATTTTCTTAATTCTGTAAACCCACCAATGGATGCTCCATTGATGATAATTTGCGGAACTGTTCGAGCATTTGGTACTGCTTCTAACAATTCTTCTTTTGTATACCCATCTCCAATTTTACGTTCTTCAAATTTAACACCTTGTTGTGTTAGTAGTGCCTTGGCTTGATCGCAGTAGGGACAATGATACTTGCTCCATACTATAACTGGTATTGTCATAATTTTTCCTTTCTTTATTATACTATCGGCAATGCTTCGTAGTCAATTGCATCGGACATCACACCGATAACATAATTAGTCGATTCGTTTTCTTGCAGCGCAGTTTGCTTCTTACTAGTGTCTACGTGCTTGTTAAACCAAGGAATTGGTGTTGACTTAGGGGCATTTTGCTGGTACTTGATACCAATATCTTTCAATGCACCCACGGCCGTATAGTCAACAAAGTCTTTTAGAATGTTTGCATTAAGTCCAATAACCGGACCTTTGTTGAATAGGTATGTAGCCCAATCTTTTTCTTCGCGGATAACATCTATGTACATAGCATAAACTTCAGCTTCACATTCTTGTTTAGCTCGAGCAAAGCGTGGATCTTCTTTGACCACTTGATTGATCAAATAAGCTGTCCAACCTTTGTGTAAGAGTTCGTCTTGTAGAATCAAGCTGATGATGTTGCCGTTGCCAATAAAGATCTTGTTCTCAACCATTGCCAAGCTGGTGGCAAATGATACCATGAAGCGGAACGCTTCTAGTGCATAGCTGGCATTCAATGCCATCCAAATCGCTCGAATGTGTTCTTGCTCGTCGATTACTTCGCCAACTTCTTTTCGGCAGTTTACCAAATGTAATGCATCATAGTATTTGCCCACACTGCTTGCCATGTCTACAATTTCTTTAGTGTCATGGATAGTGTTGAACACATCCTTGGGCACATTATAGATGTTGCGGATTATATGACTGTAGCTTTTGCTGTGGATGTTGGTTTCGAAGAATCCCCAGTTGTACATGAGGGCTTCAACTTCGGGCAGACTACAAACAGGAGTGAATACCTGTGTTGGTCCACGACCTTGCAAACTATCAAGTGCTGTTTGACGCAGTAGGTTGCTAGTGAATATATGTTTAACTGCATCGCTTGCATCCTTAAAATCGTTTGAATCTTTGGTAAGACTTACTTCTTCAGGTTGCCAGAAGAAGCCACGGGCTGTGGCATCGAAGTCTGCAATCTTCTTGTATTTAACTTCTTCAAAGCGTTGTATAGTCACTGGACCTGCTGGGTCTAGAAACATCTTACGGCTTAGATAATCTGTTTTTGTTGTTAAGTTGTATTGTTGTTTTGACATTAATATTTTCCTGATGCAAGTACTATATTGTTTCTAACATTATAATTTACAACTTTCACAATCATCTTCGAAGTTATCTTCAATTAATTCTCTTTCGTTGTGGAAGCCATTATAGTGGACTTCTGGCGTTAGTTCTTCAACAGCCTTGCTACCAGCTTTGTTAATCAAACTATAGTAGAATGTTTTTAATCCCCAAACATGAGCTTGCATTAGATTCTTAGCAATCAATGTAGTTGGTACTTTACGATCTGCCCAGTGAGCAGGATTGTAGAATGTGTTAGTTGAAATACTTTGATCAACGTAGGCAGCAATAACGGCTGCTGTCTTTAAGTAGCCATCACAGTCTTTCTGTTCCCACATCATTTGATACTTGTTTTTAAGTTTATGATACTCGGGTACCACTTGCACGAATGAGCCTGCTTTGCTTTCCTTAACACTGATCAGACTCATTGGCATTTCAATACCGTTAGTACTGTTAATAACAACCGAGCTAGACTCAACAGGTGCAACAGCCATAAGCGTTGCATTACGCACACCGTACTGTTTCATATTAATACGTAGTGTTTCCCAATCAAGTTCGGGAGCAAAGTCTGCTAGTTCGTTCACTCCATTAGCACGTAGTTCCCAGGGGAATACACCTTTACCGTATCGAGTATGCTCACTATGTGTACATGATCCTCGCTCTTTGGCAAGTTCTACAGTAGCTTCTGTTAGATAAAAGGCTTGATGCTCCATCCATGCTTTAACTTCTTGTAGTGCATCCTTCTCACCGTACTTTAAACTACGCTTGGCATGCCAATAGGCTAAGTTGGTAATGCCAATACCCAATGGCTGTATTTCATCATTGCTCAACTTACTTTGGATTGATAAGAAGTCTTGGTAATCGAGTATGTTGCATAAGCTACGCTGTAATATACGGCAAGCCCTACGCATGTCTTCTGGGTTACGGAATGCTCCCCAGTTGATGGAACCGAGAGTACATAACGCAATGCGTCCGTCAGGGTCGTCCAATCGTTTAAACGATTTAGTGGGGAGCAAAATTTCGCAACATAAGTTGCTTTGATAGATGGTATGGTATTCAGGATCAAACGGTCCTTGGTTCATAACATTGTCAATGAATACTAGATAGATACGTCCTGTATCAGTACGTTCTTTTAATATGCCTGATTTGAATACTTCTTCAGCTGACATGGTCTTTTTACGTAAGCCTGCTTGCTTTTCGTACTTAACATACAGTTCTTCAAACAACGGAGTATTCTTATAGAATGCTTCGTACAAGTCTGGCACTTCGTTAGGATCAAAGAATGTTATGTCTTCTTTGTTTTTAAATCGTCTCCAGAAGAAAGCACTAAGCACAACCCCATAATCCATATGACGGACTCGGGTTTCTTCTGTTCCTTGGTTGTTCTTAAGGACAATAAGATCATCAAACTGATGATGCCAAATAGGATAAAAAACAGTAGCACTTGCATTACGAATACCTCCTTGTGAGCATGAGCGCAAATCTCCGAACCATTTCTTTAAAAAAGGTATCATACCTGTGTGCATGATTTCGCCTCCGCGAATGGGACTACCTAGTGGACGCAGTCGTCCAATCTCTAAACCAATGCCTGCACGTTTGCTGGCATACTTGGCCATCATTTCCCCAGAGGCAAAAATAGAGTCGAGATCGTCATCGCTACGAATAAGAACACAGGAACTAAACTGTTTGGTAGGAGTACCAAGGCCAGCGAGTACAGGAGTAGCAAGAGTAAAAAGACCATCACTGGCAGCTTGGTAATAATCTTTAATGTAGCGCATACGTGCTGAGTTAGGTTCTTCTTTGTGAAAGACTGTAGCGGCTGCAACCATGTATCTAATCTGGGGAGTTTCATATGTCTGTTTAGTACTACGATTCTTAACCAAGTACTTCTCTATTAATTGTTCAATAGCGGCATATCCATACTGTTCATCTTTTTCGTGATCCAGCATGTCATTCATTTTATTCCAATCTTCTTCTGTATACCACTCAAGGAGCTCTGCGGTATACAATCCAGTAGCTACATTAGTTTTTACGATCTCGTAAAGGTGGGGAGGCTCGTAGGATCCATATACATCCTTACGCAACATTGATAAACGTTGCTTGCCTGCTACATATTGATAGTTGACATGTCCAACATCTGGATTTGATTCAACATCGATTAAGTCAACAATAGCACGTAGGGTAATCTCGTCAATTTCTTTAGTGGTAATACCATCATAGAAATGCGGTTGACTTTTAATTTCAATCATGCTTTGACTAACATCTGCAATGCCACTACATACTTTTGCAATCTGTGTCTGCCATTTGTCAATTGTTAACGCTTCTTTCTTTCCGTTTCTTTTAATTACTGTTATGTTCGTCATAGTTGGTCTTCTCAAAGTATATAGTGTGTTATTTAGTGGAGTGGCTTCATCGCATACACCTTTTGTACTTTTAATGATGTCGGCAAGTCTTTTATATCAATCCATTCTTCATCGGCATACCCATATACTTTATCTTTTATCTTTAAGAGATAATATACTGTTTTATTGATAGTGTCACATGCTACATTTATCGTAGGTTGGCTATTTTTAAAACGCTCAGTTAATTGTAGAGTATAACACATTCCTAAAATTAAATTGAATTCACAATACTCATTTTCACTAATCAATTCCCAGGCAGTAGGCCATCTTTCACTGTCATATGGATCTGTGTAAAATTTAACACGAGGTAAACGTAGAAAAAATTTAGCAACATCTAAAAAAGGATCTGGCGATTCTTCGAGATGTTGCCTAAAGGTGTACCAGGCAGTAAGCCTAGATTTTTGAAGCCGGTCAGCTATGAGCATTAACTAAGTATGTTATATGAATAGGTTAAAGTGGCAACGTCAGATGTATTGTCGTTGGTGTAAGATATGACAATTGTGTAGTATGAGTCAATAGTTTCTAATTCAGCGGAAAAAACTAATTTCTCATCATCGCCTTCGGCAGTGGTTCCGGTGTAGTTATACTCGTCAACAAATTGCATACTGTTATGAAGACGATCTACTGCGATTGATAATGTACCTTGCCTCATTTGATTAAATGCAGTACTTTGATAGATATAATCTATAGTCAAACCTAGTCCACCGTCTGGAGGTACAGGAATTCGAAATGCTTCCGTAGCAGTAAATTCTTGCCCAATATTAATTGTTTTGGTCTCAGGACTAGTAAATGATACTGCACCCTCTACCTCAGCAAGGTATGCAGAGTTACCAATTGCTGCACCACTTGCTAGATCAATTGCCCTATCAAATATATCTTGAGTTGAACTGTTGCCTGCATTAACAAATCTAATTATTGGACTTTTCTGTTGTTCAGGAGTATACGAGTTACCAGACCCGTCGTTACCTACATTTATAAAGGTATTACTACGTGAGCGATTGCCATAACCTTTATTAATAATAATGCCATAACTATCAATGCTTTCAAATCTTGAATTTTTAATTATGTTCTTTCTTGGACCATATTGAAATCCAACTGCTCCAAATCCTGTGACGTCCGCGCCAAATGCTACACCAAAATATAAATTCTTAAATCCGCAGTCGTCAAAAAGATTATTAAAAATATCTTGTTGAGCATATACCCCTTGAGTAAATCCATCAACAGTTACTCGTGTAAATTTATTGCGTTGGCAAGTTACTATTGCACTAGGTGCATACATTCCAATTCCAATACTAGTTAAAGAAGGAACAGTAGTCCATACTCCTTTAATTTCAATATTTTCAAATACACTATCTCTAACTGAATTCATTTCAAACACTTGAGTTGCGATACTATTAGTTTCAACACTGAATCCTTTCATTGAAATGAATCTAGGCTGACTGCCTTGTTGAATGCTAAGTCCGTCATCATCTTTAATAAAATTAAACACAGTTCCCGTGCCTGTAAAATTAAAAATAGTTTTGCCAGCGCCGGCCCCTTCGATAGTAACATAGCTAGGAATATCAATAGTGCTAGTAATCTCAAACACACCAGGCTGGAATCGTAGTACTACTCTGCTTTCAGTATCAACAAACAAATTGGTAATTGCATTTTGTATGTTAACAGTTTGATCGGTTGTATCTGATACAATTCCATAGTCATTAGAAGTTACAAAATCTTCAAGGCGATTTTGCAGTGTACGTCTAACTGGAAAATTAGTGTTAATATTTGTATGGAATCCTTCATCGTTAACCTTATATTGATATTGTTCTGCTAGATCTAAAATGTTATCATTTTCCGTTAACAGTCTAGTATTGCCTACAGCTGGTGCGCCTTCACTTACTGCACCGTTACCAATATATAGTTCCTGGCTGTCGATAGCCCAGGCCATTTCGCCGCTGGCTAACTGAGGTAGCCCAGAAGCTTCGTTCTTCTTACCTCTACGTAGTTGTATTCTTGAAATTTGCAAAACAGCCATGAAAATATCCTCGTTATACGATATTTAGCTGTTCAAACGGTAGTACTGTTCAACTCGTTTACACCATTCTTCTGTCCAGTAGTCAAAGTCCTTGGGTTCTAAGATAAATTCTTGGTATTCAAAGTCTTTGCTACACATTAGAATAACGCCCTTGCGTATGTTTGTACCGTGTACTTCGTTGTGTGCGAGAGCGTAGGCTGTTAGCTGTAGAAAATAGTCGCTGATGTACTCTAATTTCTTGGGCTTGTTAGTCTGCTTAAAGTCTAAGATGCTTTCATCGCCTGCATGTATGCCCACACAGTCAGTAGTTCCCGCATATAGTTCTGGAAAGTATAGGGGTACTTCACTGCCCCAGACTTCGCTTACGTTCTTCATACCTTCTGCAATTACAATCTTAGCCATCTTCTGACTTTGTTGTGCAAAAGGGTTAGTTACGGCTTCGTTCATAGGCTCACCCTTGACATAGTCCTCTAGGAACTTGTGCATACGTGTACCGCGGTTGGCAGCTTCTGTGGTGATTTCTTGTGCTTTCTTTTCACCTACTGCTTTACGCCAGTTGGCTAGTGCAATGCGGCTTTCTTCTGGTTTAGTTTTGTCCAGCACAGTCGTGACACTAGGGACTTTATGTCCTTGAGGCGTAGCGTATAAACGTTTACCTGTGGACTCGTCCCTAGAGAGTTTTTCGTATTTGAATTTATTGATTAAAAGAGTCATATGCTATTATATAGCAGTCTGACCCAGAAGTCAACCGGGTTGTTTGAGCGATTTCGCCGCAGCCCTTTTAGCAGATGCATCTACGCCGCCATCATTTTTTGGTTGGCCACGAGTAGCTTCTGGTTTCTCTTTGGTTTTGATTGTAAGGCCTCGACCGTCAAATTGAGCTACAATGTTTTTTAATTGGGGAATTGAATCAAACTCTTTCTTAAATGTTTCATAGTCCATTTGACTTCCGGATACATTACTCAACATGTTTGATACAGCATCCCAGCTGTATTGGGCTGGGACACCTTTTGAGTCTGCTCTAGTTTTAAGAGTGTTTAAAATGCGGATTAATGTATCCGCATCTTCAGTTACTTTTTTTTTGAACTTAAGATTGTGCCTAGCTTACGACTGTAGGCAATGTTTTCACGCATTTCACGACCAGCTGCTTCTTCGCCGCCTGCTGCTGGTTCTGCTGCTGCAAACTCGTCACCGCCTGGGAATTCTTCTTCGCCTGGAACTCCCATAGTTGGGGCTGCTGCTGGGCCAGACGGGCCTTCTTCGCCTGTTAGGATAGCAACTGCCTGTGCTAATGTTGTACGTGTTGTTTCTAAACAAGTATACAATTCTTCTAATGCTGGTTTAACTGTACTAGAAAACTGTCCGCTAATATCGCTGCCTAATTCATCTCTAATTGAATCAACTAATTCTAACATGGTTTCTGACTTTAGACTTGCAGTATCTTCTAACCAACCTGTAACTTTATCAACCATGTCACGTGCGCTCATGATCAACGCTGCTTTTTCTTCTTCGCCTTCTGTGATAACTCTTTCTGATAGAACGCCACGTAGTACTTGCATTGCTTCTTCGATGCTTTCTTTCTTAGCCATCTTAGTAGCAGTAGCGTTCATTACTTCTTCGCCTTTCTTGCCATAACGCTTTTTAAATTCACTTTCTTTCTTCTTCATGCCCTTAACATACTTTTCTTTCTTGCCTTCTTCTTCTGGGCTAAGTGTACGCTCTGTGATTGCCTGTGTGATTACATCTAGTAAAGCACGATCACGTTGATAACTGTTGCTTTCGTAGACAGCATCATAATTCTTGCTAGTTTCAAACTCTGCAAGTTCTGTAGTAATTTTATCGCGGGCAGCACGTAGCTGTTCCATAGTAAAGCTATCTACATTTAATTTGTAGCCGAATTTCTTAGCTAGGCTTTCGTTAAGGCCTTTGCTACTCTTTGGATGTGAAAGTTCTGTAATCTGCATGTTCTGTAATCCCTAAAAGACTGTTAATTTTATTTATCAAAAGTTTGCCTTAAACATTGAGGAAATTTGTTCCTTATATCGTTTAGCTCTATGATCTACCTGCTCCCATCTCCACATAAAGATGTCACGTTTGATTAAATCTGTTGCATGATCGCATCTATACTTAAAAAAACTTGCATCAACACTGTTATTCCAGTACTGTATGTCTAGAGATTTCACTTCATTGTATCGATTAAAATTAGTTTGATCGTAAAATTTAGCTGCTAGTATGGCGGTTGTTTTAATCCTAAACTGATCAATTACATCGCCGCCTGCTAAACTTAACGCCCAAGAACCTTGTTTATTTTGTCTAATTGTATAACGCTTATAAATTATACTCTTATCTGCTAAAACAACCAAGGGTAATTTCTTTTTAAATTCGTCCTCTAAAAAGGTTTCTAATTGTTTGGCTTGTCGTTTATAGTTCATTGGCAATCACTCTAGGATTAATGTCTCCTACTTTAATTACCAAACTCTTACGGATGAGGCTCTCAATTGTGAACTGATCACGTTCGCTAAAACTACTCAATTGGCGTACACGAGTCAACTGCTCTAGCATACGCTTTTCTTCGTTAGAAGTATACACTTCGAACTCTTTGATCAATTCATTTATTTTCATCTTAAGCCTGCAATAGATAACATCTTTTGTAGTAATACATTATCAGCTGATTCCGGAGTTGGTGTACGTGGAGTTAGACTGCGGAACATTGCGCCACCGCCTGCACTAATCGGGCCACCATGTAGACTATCTCGTTCTTCACCTTTGCTGTTTCGCCACTTGCCATCTGGCCCTTTTGTTAGCGGTTCTTTTGTTTGATAGTCTTTAGGGACAAATGGAGCATTTGCAGCATCACGGTCAGCTTGTGCTTCTGGGCTTGCATCGGCTGCTTGTTGTGCGTCATGCATTAGTTGACTATTCTTACCATTCCATGCGCCTTTATCCCAAACACCTACAGTTTCGCCGGCGGCATTAACTGCGGTGAGCTTACCGCCCCATGGACCAAACGTTGGGTTCATCATCTTAACTGCTTTCATTATTCCTTGCGCCATACCAAAAGACGACTCAGCTTCTTTATATTCAGGGTGGCTTGCTATAGGAGTTACTCGTTCGCCTAGCTCTTCTTGGCCTGCGAGTTCACGTAGTCTACGTAAGTCTGCATTTTCCTCGTCACCGTTAATTGGACTTTCGCTGTCTGTAGTAGGAGCAGTCATATCTTCTGTACTAACTACTGGGGTCCCTGCTTTGAGTTCATCTGTATCTGGAGTGTCTATTGACATTTTGCCGTCTGGTGTTGGCTTTAATGCTGTACTATCAACTTCCATTGAAGTTCCGTCAGGCTTAGTCAATGTTGCTTTCTTTGTAGCAGGATCAACTTTTGTAATCTTGCCCATGTCTGCACCCATTGCTTCGGCAGTAGGCTCGGCACCTGTTTCGTGTACTGTGGCTTTTTTACCTTTGTTCTGCAACGAGCGAGCAACGGCCTGAGCATGATTCTTACTGGCAAATACTTTCCAAGTGCGGCCATCGATAGCCACTGCATAGTTGTTAGTTTCGTGACCTAACTCATGTTCCATTTCACGACGTTTAAATTCGCGCTTGCCCTGATCGCCAAATCCGCTTTGACTAAAGTCATAATCACGCTGATAAGAATCTCGGCTGTCTCGGTGTCCTTCTTGTGCTACACTTTCACGTTCCATACGATCATTATAGTCGTTAGCCATTTGTTCTTTCTTGTCTAGATAGTTTTGGTATCTTTGATGATCACGCTCAGTAGCATCTGGGCCTTCTGCTCTTGCCTTTAGATCAGCAGCATGTGATTGATCTAACTTACGACGATGTTCTGCGCCAACACTGTTAGGATTGTAGCCTTCCATTGGCTTAACCGGTGCTAGTTTTTCTTTAGCTTTGCCATACTCAGCACTGTGATCTGTTGGCTTCTTGTTGTATTTGACAGCCTTAGTACCTTTCTTGTGTTCGCCTAGTATTTCATTTCGTTTCATTGTGTTCTCCTAGGCTTAGTGCCTGGTCCTCTAATTTGTATATGTGCTGTCTTAATTGATCGATATAACCTTTGTTGCGTAGGACTTTAAAAGCAATATTCTCTACTGAAAACTCGCCTTGTCTTTCTAATCCTGTTTTACGCAAGCGGTTAAGTCTATCTTTAACTGTATTAGCTACACTAATATCATCTGACTTCAATGCTTGTTTAATTTTATTTACGTAATTTTTAAACTTTAAATTAACATCATGGTCATCAATTGTGACCTTAATGGGTTTTGGCTGTGATAACCATTGGTCATCTAATACTGAGTAGATTCCTGCTGAATGATGTGCGTCGGCAACGGGCTGTACATATACTTCTACTTCAATGCCGTATAATTTAATATCGTGTTGAAAGTTGTATTGATTCTTTTTAGCATCAAACAGGGGTTTTAAATGATACTGTGCGGCACTGGGAATATCGACTACTAGGTGTAAATCTATATCGCTGTGTTCTGTATAAGTGTATGCTGCATTTGAACCCGACAAGGTGACATCTTTAAGACTTATCTGTGGAATGTCAATAAAATCAATAAAGTGTTTGGCAATCTTTAACAGTTTAAAACGTACTTCTGGTTGGAGTCTACGCTCTTGCCATAGTTTTGGA